AACCGCAACGAGATTCTTGGTGAAGAAATCGTTATGTTCTGTGCTGAGTTCGATCTCAACGTCCATACGGTCACGAATCTCAGCAGCCGCGTTGCTGCCAGATCCAATCAGGAACGTACCAACCGCAATATTGTTCGTCGCAACCACCTTCAGTCCGTGCAAGGTCGGATTAACGAACGCATTCTGCGATGTTCCGAACAGTGGACGCCCGAAGCCGTCTTTTGCCCGCAACATTTCAAACCAATCGCGAGTATTGAGAACCACAAACGAAGCATCCAGCTCGTTTGCTTCCGCAATCTGTTGCAACGCGGCCAGAACAATGTCAGCCTTTGTCCAGCCAGCGCTAGAGCTAAGAAGGCTAGGCGTGAAGTCCGCAGCCTGCACCAACAAACCGTTCAGGTTCTCGCCGGTACCGTCACCAGTCAAAAGCTGCAATTCCTCAGCTTTATTCAGGTAGAAGGTCAAGCTGCCGTTGATGATCCCGGCCAGCTCCGAAAAGTCATCCAGGATTTGACGACTAGCCGGAATCCAGTGAGCCAGCGTCTTAACCTTCTCGCTAGAGGTCGTAAACGTCATCGCGTTTTCCGCCTTTTGCGTGGTTTCAGGAGCCGGGCTAGCGAGCGCCATATGCGCGTTCACTTTAACGAAGTCCAAAACCTGAAACGTGGTAGGACGAGACGCCAGCAGATCACGAATCGTCAACGCTTGACGCGCTTCCGAAACGATACCAGGAGTACGCTCAATCTGCAACACGCCCGTGGTAGCCACGCCAACAGCCGCGCTAGTAACGGTCGTCTTCAGAGTGAAAGACGCACGGCCCCGACGATCCTTAACGAGTTTCGCAACGGATTCGTTTTCCTTCAGTTCCTGCTCAAGCGACTTAGGCGCAGACTCGCCAGCGTGCTTTGTAGCAAGGCTGGCATCCAAAGCATCGTATTGCTTCTGAAGCTTTGTCAACGCATCCTTCGTTTCTGTTGCGACAAGGCCGGTAGCTTTCTGTTCGTCCGCAGCCTTGGCGAAATAAGCGGCAAGCTCGGTCTGCATTCCAGACAGCTTGACCTCTAGATTCTCCATGAAAATAATCTCCTCTTAATGTGTTTACTAACCCACTAACGCTTGGGTATCAACGCCAAAATTGAGCTTATGGATGCTTCGGCTGCTGAGTGGTCGCCCGGCTCAGTCTTTTTCTCTGCTACGGCTTCCGTTTTATCTGTAGTGTCGTCCTCGACGGCTACGGAGTCTAGAAGTGTTGACAGAAGATCGTTTGCGCTTTTCATATGTCCATGAATCACGCCCAAATTCGTTTTTGTGGCCGCGCTAATTGTGCGCCCGACCTTATCCGCTTTGTATTCGGAGAGAATCGTCTCGTAGGCGTCGCATTTCTGCTCAATAGTCAAGCCCGACTCGGCTACGCGCGAGATAGCGCCTTCTAGGTCATCGCTAGTGGTCGTTCCCTTAATGCTGCTTATTAGCGCAGATTCATTCATCGGGAAGGTAACTACCGAGCCCTCGTAGAGCTTGATTTCTTTCAGGTAGCGAACGCCAGAGGTAATCGTGTCCTTAATTGACTCGTAACCAATCGACAAACCCTTAACGATACCGGCTTTAACCAGCAGATAGGCTTTCTTGGCTTCTGGAAGCTCCATAAGAAGCTGTCCTTTCGCGTACAGTCCGTCCGCGCGATCTTCAAGCGTGAGCGAGCCGATAGGTTGGTCTGACTTGTGCTGCCAGAGCATCGGTACAACGTTTCCACGTTCCTGTAGCGTCTTCGTGTAAGCGCCGGGCACTACAACGTCAGCGCCCTGATCGACGTTATTGTACGGCGAAAGAAGCCCTTCAAAGGTGCCTTCTGCCGAAATGTCTTTAATCTGGAACTGTTGACGCTTCACCATAAACCTTGTTTACTTCGCTGGCTTAACCGGAACCCTTAACGGAGCTGCTACCGGCTTAGGATCAGCAGCAGTTGAGACTGGTTGAAGATTCAGTTGAACGTAATGCTCGTCTCCACCCTCTACCGGATCCATATCTTCCTTCTCGCGGGCTTCGTCAATACAGTAGACGCCATTCTGTAAAGCAGCCGAGTAGCCTTCCATCCGGCTCTTGAAGTCGCCACTAAGTAACGCGCTCGTATCCTGCTTAAGGTAATAGCCTTGCTCTTTTTCGTCTGGAGTAAGAACGCAGCGCCAAAACTCTTGCGTCCAGCGCGTAAGCCAAGTAGTTAACGTGAATTTCACAAACTCAGCGGCTAACTGCTCGATATTTGAGAATGTGGCCCGGCTGAGATCCCCTACCATATGTGGACTAACGCCAAACCAGCGGCAAATCTCGGATATCGTGTACTGCCTCATGCCTAAGAGCTGGGAATCTTCAGCACTAATCCCAATCTGCTTGTATTTCATGCCGGGCTGCAATACTGGCGCTCTATGTGGATCAGAATATATCTGTCTCCAGTCTTCAGCCCAAGCCTTGCCGTCTTCTGGCGTTTTAAACTTCTGTTCGCTCTCGATAATGTACGGGAGCCTTCCGCCGTTCTTATAGAATCCGGCTATGTTTTTCTCGGCGCTAATCGCAGTACCTATACTGTGGCGTCCCATCTGAATAACCGAGAGGCCGCGCAAGCCATTCCAGCCAAGTCCGCGAATATGGAGAATATCGTGAGCCTTGCCGGGTAGAAGCGTGTACGTCTTGTCCGACTGGCCGCTAAGCTTAATCGTGTAAGTGATCCGCTTGGATAAGTCCCGATCCACATGCATTAGCTCTGGAGCGATAGGGTTAATGGATATTGCCGTACCGCCACCGCTGCGCCTTACGATATGCGAAAACGAATCTCCCTGCATGACGCACTGAGAGGTTGAGGATTCAATCCAGCTCTGGGCCGTAATCTCTTCGTTTGGAGAGTACCTGAAAAGGTTATACAGCGGTAGCTCGGTAGCCTCCCGCTTATTCTTACCTTTGCGCTGGCACACCAGAGACGGAATGAAACCTACAGGCTCGCTAATGACTTTCTGGCAGGCATAAACAACCGAGTGATTGAATGCCGTATCTACGCTAACCGTTTCGCCGCTCCAGGCCGGAGCTCCACCAGACAGGATAGAGTATAGCCGCTGATAACCGTTACGAGCGTACCAGCCCGCATTAATCGTGTTAAACGAGATGAGCCCCTGAGCCTTCTTGAGTAGACTTTTAAACACTCAAAATTCCTGTGTAGGTCATCGTGTTATCCTCGTTTAGCAACGCCCTCGACATAGCCATCACCGCAGCTACTACGCCGTCAACCTTCTTGCGTCTATCTTTTGGTTTAACGGGCCGCATGTTTCCGTTGTTATCGCGGACGATTACCGCATTATCGAAGCAATACCGCGTCACCTTGTCGCCGTTGTGCGCGATCTTACCGGCAATGATCGACGCTTCCAGTTCTTTGCTGGCTTCGCTCATCATCTGGTAATTTTGGTTGATTTTGACCATTTCCACGCCGTTGTCTAACAGTCCGGTTACGATCTGGTTTGCATTCCAGGGGTCGTATCCGATCTGTCTAACGTCGTAATTCTTGGTGTAGACTAGAATCTCCCTGAGAATTTCCGCATAGTCAGAGATAGCGCCGCTCGTGGCCGTCAGTAGCCCGGCCTTTTGCCAGTTCTGATATTTGTAGTCCCCACCTTCCGCGTACTTGGTTATAGCTTCCTCTGGCATCCAGTAGCGCCAGAGAATCTTGTACGGCTCTTTGTCTGATACCGGAGGGAAAATCAAACAAAATGCGTTAAGATCGATCTTTTCTGAGAGGTCGAACGCGCCATAACAGAACCGGCCCAGGAGCGCCTTCTCTGTCACGGCCAAGTCAACGCACTTGTCCCACAGCTCTACAGATAGCCAGCTTTCGAACTGCTGCGTCCACCAGTTCAGATGCTTTGTGAGGAAGTTGTTTCTAGCCTTGCTCTCGCGGGCCGCTAGGCGGGCCTTGTCCCTGAGATCTTCGAGCGAGACACTAACGTTAAGGTTTGGGTTCGCCTTTAGCCAGAAAGCCTCTTCCTGCCAGTCGTCGCCATCGTCGAGCGAGGCCACGTAACAAAACCATGAGTCATCGTCTACGTCTATGTCGGGATTAAGAACGTCCAGGCAGTAGCCGCGAAGTTCGTAACAGATGCCGTCCTGGTTGCTGCCAGCCGTGGTAATGGCAACGATAAGCGGCTGCGCGCGGGCTCCGGTTGCTGTATCGATAACATCCCATATGTCGCGCGTCTTATGGGCGTGCAGCTCGTCAACGATACCGCCGTGAACGTGGAGGCCATCCATTGAGTTAAAGTCGCTGGACAGCGGCTCAAACTTGCTATCTGTGTCAGGCGCTACGATGGAGCGCTTATAGATCGTGCAAAGCTCTTTAAGCTCCGGCGAGGCCCGCACCATGCGAACCGACTCAAGAAAGACAATCTCAGCTTGTTCCCGCTTGGTTGCGGCTGCGTAGACTTCGGCCCCGCCTTCACCGTCCAGGATTGTAAGAAGGATAGCTATACCGGCCAGCAGCGTAGACTTTCCGTTTTTACGTGCAACCTCAAGGTAGGCCCGGCGAAAGCGCCTTGTACCGTCTGCCCGCTTCCATCCGAAGAGGCTAGCGATAATAAAAGTCTGCCAGCCGGATAGCTTGAAGCTCTGGCCGCGCCACTTACCCTTTGAGTGTTTGAAAAAAGTAAAGCACGTTAACGCAAACTCGGCCTCTTCGGCGTCAAAGTATAGCCCGCGCTCGTGTCCGTGCTCTGAATCCCTTACGTGCCGCTCGACTGCCCAGTGTACCTTTTTACCTACTAGGATTCGCCCGGCGAGTACGTCATCAACATACTGGCGGTACGGCATCTTTTGAGCGCGAGGCCCGATCCTTCATGAGCTGCGCTAGCGGGCTCAGCGTCTTCTCTCCAGAGCCAACCTTTAGCCGCGAGCGGTCGGATGGATTCATGCCGAACAGAGCGAGGCAGGCGCGCATTTCTT